AAGAGCAAGGAGAGAGACTACAAACAACACGTCGAGGACAAATGCACACTAGTGCAAAATCAGCACGCAAGCATTTCAACATATTACTAGCACATTAAATAATAACTATATGTCAATACTAAACATCACAAATCTAACCGAAAACCCAGAAGAATGGATCGAAAGCAAGTATAAAAATGCTTTTGAAGAGCTTGAAAAAGAGCTAGAAATATCAATATTATAAAAGTATTATAAATGCTTCTCGCTAGATAGCATAATCACAACGATTGTGCTATCCATGCGGTAAACAATTAACATAACACCGGCAACCCGCACCGGCAACGCATAACATAAATATTGCTATTGTATGTATGCTATGTTATTTGAAAACTACATATGAAAACAATCACGAAAGAGTACAATCTCTACACGTTTGACGAACTACCACAAGAAGCCAAAGACAAGGCTAGAGAAGATTTTAATCAAGACAATGGTTATCCGTTTCTAGCCGACAACATGGCGGAACGTTTGCATGAGCTACTTGAAGAAAACGACATCAAGGACGAGAATGACACAAGCGTATCAGGTACAAAGCCAACGAAAGTATTATACTCATTGTCTTATTGCCAAGGTGATGGAGCTATGTTTGAGGGTAGTTTTGTTTTTAAAACAGAACTAGAAAAAGTAAATAGGCAATGGAAAAAATATATTGCTTATGTAAAACATAGTGGACATTACTACCATAGCAACAGCAAGACTGTTGACATACGTGATGAAGAAGACAACGAGGCATCAGAAGGAGTCTACAAAGAATGGGAAACTATATACCAAAAGATATGCAAAGAGCTTGAACGCTACGGCTATACTCAAATAGAGTACGAAAATAGCGAGGAGTGTTTTAGAGAAACAAGCGATATTCTGGAAGCAGAAACAAGGTCGCAAGAACATTATCAATTAAACAAAACTACAACAAAATGATATACCTATATTTAACAGGTCTAGCCATTATTAGCATAGCGATAACAATATATAAAAGAATATGAAAACAAAACTACAACAAATTCCGTCAGCCTTAAACAGGGTCAAAAGTCCAAACCTCGACGAAAGTCCAAACCTTATAAAAGAGATAACGCCTATAATCCAAGAGCATAAAACAATAGTAATTACAGATACTCCCTCGCTTACACAAGCCACGGAATTGCTATCAAAGCTCAATAAATACAGCGATGCGTTAGAAGCCGATAAGCAAGCCATTACAGCCCCGATAAACGCTTCTCTCAAGGCCATCAGAGCCAAATACAAACCAACAGAGGACATACTCACAGCTAAAATCGCAGAGATACGTAGTGCTATGGGCAAGTACCACACCGAGCAAATAAGACTACAACAGATAGCCGAGAAGAAATTATCAGACAGAGTTATTTCTGGTAATTTGAAAATTGAAACAGCAACCAAAAAAATGGAATTAATAGAAAAGCCAGAGCAAAAAATAGTTACAGAAAGTGGTGGTATCACTTTCCGAACCCAGAAAAAGTTTGAGATAACTGATGCAACCAAGATCCCTCGCGAGTATCTTGTACCAGATGAAACAGCAATCCGCGAGGCAATGAAAGCCAATATAGAACTTCCTGGATGTCGTTACTGGGAGGAGCAAGTAGTATTTAATAAGAGATAATAATATTATAAACACATGTCACCAGTATACGTAAATTCAAAAGGAGAACAAATCGATACATCAACCTTAGCAGAGCCACATTTACAGAGGGCTTACGACAAAGCAGTGCGTGAAGGTAACGATGAGAATATCACCGCACTCACCCAAGAGCTTCAGGCCCGCGGGGAATCTATCGGCAATGACATAGCAGAAGTACAAGACGAAGATCCAAGCACCGATGACACAGAGCAGTAAGCCAAAGTAAAAGCACCCTAACAGGTGCTTTTTTTTGTTTATAAATCAAATGATAATTTTCTACTTCCCTCTTTTAAATATTTATATTACTCTTCAGTTATAAATCTTTTTTGAGCATAAAATTCTTTTTCCAAAACAAGAGGAACACCATTTGCAAATTTAGCAATTAGTTTTAGGTGCTTGCCATCGGAAGCGATTGCTTCACCTCCTGTTTTTACTGGCATCCAAACTTCTATAATTTCTACTTTATTTTCCATATACATTTAAAAAGGTTTTGTTAAATCTTCAAAATTCTGTTGCACCTGTGCTTCATGTTCCTCTACTTCATCAGTAGTGATATCACGCTCTTCACCGATATCAACACTCGTTTCAATATTCTCTAACTTCCGGACTTCTTCCCAGACCTTACGATCAGCTATAGTCCACGATAAACCTTCATTACTACCGGATCGTTGTAATATGCCTATGGAAGCCAGATTTTGCAGTACACGACCGATTATGGTGGTATTAAGACCTATAGCATCGGCTACTGTCTGATTGCGCGCGGATACACCGAAGTCTAGATCTGCGAGAAATCGTAAGCAAGCGCGCTTCTCTTCGTTTGCCAGGCTCCATGAACACCATTCGATATGGCGTATCATATTTTCTGGTAGATCCCAGGATTCTCCATTAGTGTCATGGTATTGCATGCACATTAGACCCTTCGCGAGGTTCATAAGCTCAAGCGCGACACGTGTTGGTGCTTCACTTATTGGTATATGGGTTACAGACTTCTCGTATTTATCGTATTGGATAGGGGTACGTAAGGTTGCAGCAAACATGGCGCTATTTAAGATTCTTTCGAAGGTTGGTGTTCCTTCAATTGATGGTATTTTTTTATCCTTGCAGAACAGTACTACTTCTTTTATATAGCCTCCGTACAATTCAGCTAACTTCTCATCAACCTTTTTACCATATATTTTTCTTCCAAGAGCTAGGCGTGTAGCTTTTTCCATATCATAATCTTTCATTCGATAATAGACCATACGCTCGCCGAGTACTTGTAAGTCTTCAACAAACTGGTATATTGCCGGAGTACAGCTAGCAAGCATACTCAGATGCCCTTCCCATTGTAAAGGTTCACTTGACGTGCCGGTAGTTTTGGTGTAGCTGCCATCATGAATCATACGAAACTGTGAAAGAATAGATGCTTTACTCTCACTTCCTTTTGAAAATATAACAGTAAGATCAGACATAACCAGTATACCAAGTTTACCTATTCGTTTTAATAGTGACATACTCTTTTCTCCCTTCTTGGCTCGCACTCCGGACATAAAAGAATTTTCAGTAATATCATCAAGCGCATGTAGAAACTTTGGATCAGTCATTGCGAGTGGTCGTAGTATTTGTGACTTACCGGATGATGATGGTCCGATAAGTGCCATCCAAATAGGGTCACCTAGTTGTAGGCGTGTGTTGACCGCTAAACTTATAGGCATCATCAAAAGTCCCTCATCTTCACTGTAAAAGTATTCGCCTACTTTTTGTTTTAATTCTGGGAAGGTCATTGCATCTTACTAACCGCCTCTTTAAAAGAACAGTTGTGTATTATCTTATAAATATCAATAGCATCAAAAGATTTGCCACACCCTCCGAAGCAGTAGCAACGATTCTGTTCTGGGTAGTATTTTAGTGATGGTGTCTTTTCATTGTGTGCCGGGCATAGGGCGAAGCCACTGTTGTTAAATTTTAGTAGGTCTGTTATAGGGTATTCTTTGGCACGTTCTAGGTCATCAGTTTCAATCCCAACTTTTCTTTTAGGCTTTTCTTCTACTTTAAAAGATTTTTCGTAAGCATCATAAAAATAAGAATCATGAGTAAAGTTAGCCAACTTATCACATTTTTCAGATATAACTTGTTCTAAAGAATCAAAATGTATTTTATTTTTTATAAGTTCCTGCAAGTTTCCACCACCAGCTATAAAATCCCCAATATCTTTGACATCTTCTGGTAGTAGCACCACATAAGCAGTAGGTATAAATTTTAATATCTTAATCATACCATTCGCCCCGGCAATATCGTTATCTAGGCATATAAGAACTTCTTTATCTTTAAATAAATCAATCCAACTTTCCTGAAAACTCATACAACCTCCAGTACTTGTAACTGCCGGTACTCCAGCAGACCAAGAAGATAGGCAGTCGTTTAATCCTTCACATATTAGGATAGTCTTTTGTTCCTTTAATCGATGTATGCCGTATAGTGCAACATGTGAGCCTTTATCATAAGAAAATCTTGGGCCAACATGCGACATAGGATCTTGTCGGTATAGGTTAAAAGATTTTATTCCATTAGCATCTATATATGGATATATAATTTTTCCATTATAACCAATTTTAAAATCCGTAAGCACTTCTTGCTTCATTTTTCGGTTACTAAAAAATTGTTGTATGTGTTTAGGAAATATCATAAATTATATTTTGTTTCTTTGTCTATGTTCTTCTTCATCCCAACAAACACAGGTATCCCACAAACAAGGTTCAAGTTTTTCTTCTAATATGTAAGTTTTATTATATCTACCACCTTGTTTTACTGTATGGCATTTACAATCAGTATCACTACACGGTATTTTATTATTCGGCAAGTAAGGAAGTTGGCACTCTTTACATTGGTTACAAATTATCTTTTTCATACATTTACAATCAAAAATCACCCAACAAATTTAACCCTCTTCCGGAGGGGTCTTGCTGGGTGATTACTAATAATAATATATAATTGTGTCCGGAAGATATTTGCATCTACCTATTATAGTCTGACAAAAATAAATTGCAAGTATATACGATGTGGGGATAACTTCACTTGCTATTTAACTATGACAATGATACATTTATCGTATATGACATACGAACAAGCATTAGAATTAAAAAAAGCAGGGTTTCCGCGGAAAGGAAATGGAGAATGGGGCGGAGATGATAATGGTAAAATGCCTACTTATTATCCCACCCTCTCTGAACTCATAGAAGCATGTGGGGAACAGAGAAGCGATAGAGATAAATTTGTTTTATGGTGGTCAGGTAAAGATTGGCGAGCAGGATATTATGAATATGGTGATGAAAATTATATTGATTGTTATCCAACAAATGAATCTGGCTCAACCCCCGAAGAAGCTGTAGCAAATTTATGGTTAGAGTTAAATAAGACTGGATTACAGAAAATGTTCTCACCAGAAGTACTTGAACCCGGAGAACCTTATACTGATGGTGGAGTTTTAGATAATTTTGGGATAGAAAAATAATTATGAAAACAATATTAAAATGGTTATTCAAAGAAGAATGGGATGAGTTAGCTGATAAATTAGATCGAGATAACTTTGACCATTATATGTATCACAGAGGTGAAAAGGATATACAATATTTAGGAGAAAAAGTATATCTTAATGAGAAAGAACAGAGGCTTACATTGTGGATAAAAAAACCAGTAAAAAGAGTCGAGATTTTTACAGAAGATGATAAATATTATGAGATTGAAATAAATTAACATGGAATACATCCTAGGCAAACCAAATAAAAAACAACAGATATTACTATCCAAGCGCAAGGAGATTATTATTAACCTGTGGAGTACTAAAGAGTACACACAATCGGAGCTGGCATTCATCTTCCGGCTCCCGCGTAACACAGTGCACCAGATCGTTAAAGAGTTATCAATTAAGTAAAATTATATGAAAACATTAAAAGATAAAAAAATATCATTTCAAGAATTTACAGATTTTATGATGTCTGGTAAAAATAGTGAACTATTTGTAATAGAGAATATATCAATTTCAAATTGTACTATTTATGATGTTCCTGAAGGCAGAAGTATTTTTGTTTCAAAGTGGATAAAGTATTTTCTTTTCAAGAAATTTGTGTATTTCTTTGATGGATACTTATTAATAGGTGTTGTTTTAAAAGATAATGTTTTTTACGATCGTTAAAGAATTATCAATTTATAATAACTAACATGAAAAAATCTAAACTACTAGACCCAATATGTACAAGATGTGGAGTGACACTAGGGAAGGAAATATCCCCAAGATGTTATCCTGAAGGGAAGGGCAACGGAAAAAGTATATATAAACTTCATTTATTTGAAGACCCATACCAAAAATTATTTGAGGATAAGCTCCGTAAGAAAGGAGATAAACAGTTAAGAAATGCAAAGATAATAGCCAGTAATATACTGGATAAAAGTAATTTATCATCAAAAAACAAGTTAAAAGATGCACAGAAACATGTAGAAAGAGAGTTAATCGAAACAATACTCCACAAAGACAAAGTAATTCAAAGAAAGAGAAATATAGCTTTAGATAAGTTAGACCAAGAGAACATACAGAATAATCCGCCCGATGAATCATGGGAGAATAAATCTTATCGCCTTGAAGGCGAATGGTCGAAAGAAAAAGCCCGCAATAAGAAGTTAAAGAAGATAATCATCTGGTCGATAGTGGGAGTGGTTATATTACTAGCGTTATTAATTTTAAGATAAAATATATGTCAAAAAAATATTCATTAACATCAAATAAAAAAGTTGTCTGGGGTACTACATTATTTCAGATAAAGGCAGAGGCTAATTTCGGCTCAGCTTCTAAAGGTGATTTAGGGGGTTATGTAGAGAAAGAGGGTAACTTGTCACAAGACGGTGACGCTTGGGTCTATGGTGACGCTCAGGTCTCTGGTAACGCTCAGGTCTATGGTGACGCTCAGGTCTATGGTGACGCTCAGGTCTCTGGTAACGCTTGGGTCTCTGGTAACGCTCAGGTCTCTGGTAACGCTCAGGTCTATGGTAACGCTCAGGTCTATGGTGACGCTTGGGTCTATGGTGACGCTCAGGTCTATGGTGACGCTCGGGTCTCTGGTGACGCTCAGGTCTCTGGTAACGCTCGGGTCTATGGTGACGCTTGGGTCTCACTCAAGGCTTCATTCACTAAAGGTTGGTTTATCGGTGGCGATGATACAGGAAAGATAACTGATATTACGGATAAGACTGGCTCAACATATTGGAAAAATCAATACGTACTCGGCGATTACGAAATCATACCTATCGAAGAAAAGATAGAAGTTGAAACACTAAAAATCGGCACACAGACATACGACAAGAAACAGGTCGAAGAAGCACTAAAGAATATTAAGCCACTTTAAAAGTATATTGAATTAGAGTATGAAAACAACACCAATAATCGAGTCAGTCGGTATCTTTATAACAATGAAAAAGAAGTTCACGCACCCAAAACAGGCAACTAAGAAGACTGATATTAAGATTAACTACAAAGGCAAGGTAAAGGAGTTCACACAGAAAGAGTTTTTAAGTAAGTTAGGGTTCTAGCTCTTCACCAAGTTCTTGGAATAGTGTGGTGGTTGATTGAAGGGAGTGGCGGAACTAGACGCTAAAACCCTTTGATGGGCAATGAGAAAGTTAAAAGTGGTACAACTCTAGTAACCAAGGTCTAGAGACCAACTGTAGAGTGAATATACGAGTGGGTAGATTGAGGAAATTTTATAAAGTACTCAGACTACCGATAAATTACTCGTCAAATTTCTACCTCCCCTCAATCAACCTTCAGGCTATTTCAGGAGAGAGGATTATTAATTAATACATAAACATATGGCACACGGAGAACATATACACTCAGAGCAATTATATCTAAAGGAAGTACTACAGATGTCGGGCGGTAAGCGAGGCAAGCGAGTTCTTATCTCTTACTGCATAGACTGCGGTAAGAAAATCAGCGAAGTCGAATTAGAAGATTAATTAATACATAGGATTATGAAAGAAATAACAATCGAACAAATGGAGTACGCAATCGTAGAAATGAAACGCCTCGAAGTAGAACACCCTAAAGCAAAAATTACCTTTGATACTCAAAAACACCGCATAAACATAACTTACCCTTTATCACGTGACTTCTGGGAAATAAAAGATATTAAAATAAATAACGATCACTTTAGAAACATTAAAAGATAATACACACCCCCATACCAGGGAGGAATGAGATGAAAATAGAACAACAAGTAGTGTCGTTAGAATTAAGTAAGAGACTTCGTGAGTTGGGAGTAAAACAGGAGAGTATGTTTATGTGGACACAGACATACACTCGTAAAACTAGAACTTTACAACGAGATAGTAAACCATTCTTACAAAAAACACCAAAAGGAAAAACGTACCCACAAGACTATTCTGCCTTCACTGTCGCAGAACTTGGAGAGATGTTGCCTAAAAGTATATATACAAAATCAGGAGAACAGTATACTTTTGGATGTTCATTTGATGTTGAAGATAAACCATATTGTTTTTACGAAAATATATACGGGTATTTTAATGAAGAACCACCAGAGTCAGGTAATACCGAAGCCGATGCTAGAGCTGAAATGCTCATCTACTTACTAGAAAACAAACTAATCTCCCTAACCTAACCCATGAACAACCAAGACACATACATAGAAGAAAAGCTAAAAGAGTTCGATGAGAAAATCTCAGACCATACTTTTAATGGAAACTGTTGTTACAATGACAATGAAGGCGGAAAAGGACATATAGATTGTAGATACCCATTCAATCCTGGGCGAGAAAATCCATCAGGGGAACAATGTTTAAAATTAAAAGAGGAACATTTTGACCTCCGCTCCACCCTCACCACCCTCCACTCCACTATCATTGAGGACTTGAGGAAGGGGATAGAGGAGAAAGTAACAGTTGATTTAAACAATGGACTATTCTATCGCATATCCTCAAACGAGCAAACCTTTACAAAGTACATCCTCTCCCTTTTACCATCTAAGCAAGAATCTAAGCAAGAAGAGAAATAATATGAAAATAAAACACACATACACTGGTGCATCAATAAAGGAACTCATTGAAAAGTTTAGGATTGGTTCGTCTGGATTTTATGAACAAGATTGGTATAAAAGTGAAGTATTTTACACAGAAAAAATGCCCCCTGGCGAGTATGAGATTATATTTGATAAAACTTCGATAAACAAAACCTACAGTGAACAGGTTGTAGAATTAGAAAAAGACTGTTATGTATCACATCCTGCGATAGTCATAGAAGCAGTGCTGACTCATTTCAAGAAAACTGGAGAAAGATTATTAAAAGACTGGTATATACATACATCCGTTCTCGGCTCGGACGATAACCGTGTCTACGTCGGTTACTTTGACGACGAGGGTATCTACGTCAACAGCTACTGGATCCGCTACCGCGTCGGCGGTCTTGGTGTTTCGTCTGCCAGGAAGTTACCCTTGAAGTCTGGAATCCTTTAGCCTCTTGATAATTTGAGCCTTGAGCGTGCTAAAGGATATCCTTGCTATAATTATTAACATTTAACAACAGATACATGGAAGAAATAATTAAAAAAATAAAAGAGTTTCCAGGAGATATTCAATACAGTATTGTTTCAGTTATCGTTCAACATAATAACTTTTCTATCACTGAAATGGTGGCATTAAAAGAATATACTTTACAAAATACATTAAAAGAAAAAAATGAGTCTATTACCACCCTAGCATATAAATCTATTGGACTTGTTTTTTTAGATATTAAAGATAAAAAACAACTTGAAAGTTTGAAAACTGACTTAAAGAATGAATTAGTAAAATTACAAATAATGAAAGATTTTTAACACCCCCCAGCAATAAAGGGGGAGATTAAGAACTAAAAATATATGAAAGTAATAAGTTTGTTTGATGGAATAAGTTGTGCGAGAGTAGCCCTCGAAAGGGTAGGTATTAAAGTTGATGCGTATTATGCAAGCGAGATAGATAAATATGTTATGCAAATAAGTCAAAAAAATTATCCTGAAATAATACAACTTGGAAGTGTTACAGATATAGATGTTTCTGAATTTGATGGTTGCGGTTGGGAAACTTGTACTTGTTGGAACCAAGAAGAACACCTAGAAAGGAACCTACCATTTGATTTACTTATTGGTGGTTCACCTTGCCAAGATTTATCTATAGCAAAGAAAGAGAGGAAAGGATTAGATGGAGATCGATCTAGTTTATTTTGGGAATATGTAAGAATTTTAAAAGAAGTAAGACCTAAATATTTTATTTTTGAAAATGTAAACTCAATGCCAAAAGAGGCAAAAGCTCTTATTACTGAAACTCTAGGGGTAGAACCTATCATGATTGATGCTGGAATTGTATCTGCTCAACAAAGAAAAAGATTATTTTGGACAAATATACCTGGTGTAACATTACCAAAAGATAAAGAAATACAAAACAAGCCTTCTTGGCAAGAACAACTAGGTGATGTAGTCGTTCGATGGGAGAAGTATAATGAATCAGACGACACAAGCGAGAAACCAATTCTACTAAAAGATTCAGGATTTTATTTTGAGATAGAACATATTATAACTCAAACCCTCGCAGAACAGAAAGAGGAGATAAGGAAGAAAATTGAAGACATGGAACATCAGACATTCTTAGATAAAAGAAGTGAGGTAGCACGCTTTATCAAGCAAGATGAATTACTAGCTAAGATAGATAAGTTTTAATTTATAGCTTATAACCATGACAAAATTACGAATGCTCAGTAAAAGTCAGATTAGAGAAATATTAAACCCTAGACTTCCCCCTAGTAAGAAGGTGGAGCTTACATGTAAGGGCTGTAATATTAAATTTCAAGTTACAGAATTATTAGCAAACCAGGGAAGGAAGTATTGTAGGAGGGAGTGTTATTTATTAAATAAAAAGTAATATGCGTATAAGTACAAAAAGAGAAATTAAAGAATTCCACGATGATGATCAAATATCTGAGCGTTGTTGTCATTGTAAAGAATTAAAGACCACTCTTCATTTAATATCTAATCAGCATACTAAAATAATCGTTTGTATTAATCCTAAATGTTTCCTTTATAAAGAATTAACAAGACTAAGAACATGGCAAAGATAAAGAAAAATCCAATAAAAGATAGAGATTTACATACCCAACTACGTTGGCCGGCGTTATCATGGTCATCTATTTCATCTTTCGGTTATGATAAAGAGAAGTGGTATCAAGGATATGTTCTAGGGGTGCGCACGAGCCCTAATGCTGTTATGCAAGGTGGTATTGATGTAGGCGAGCGTATAACACAAGATCCAAAATATCTACCTACTATCGAGCGCCCGGAAGTGTTTGAACAGGAGTTTTTCGGCAAGCTTGGTAAGATACAACTTATGGGACACCTTGATGGATTCTCTCCTTCTGTTCCGGCAATCGATGAATATAAAACCTCATGTAATTCTACGCGCTGGACACAAAAAGCAGTTGATGAATGGGGGCAGATCACGTTCTACTGCCTTCTGGTATGGCTTAATCATAAGATACCGCCAGAGAAGTTGCGCTTACGATTATATTCTATTCCGATGATTGAAAACGGTACGTTTGGAGTAGAACAAAAAGGACTGCCAAAGATGTTTACAACCAAAAGGTCGATGAAGGACATTCTTAACTTCAGTGTGATGATTAATAAGACTTATAAATTAATGGAGCAATTTGCTAAAAATCATGACTAAATTACTAACAGATAGAATATTTTATAAAGTTGAGCATTTCAAAGAGTACTACAAAATTCTTAAAGAAGTAGAAGGTCTTTTGAAGAATGTTAATCAATATGTTGTATACGATAATGGATACTATGTTGAATTAGATCCTTTTGGAATGAAACTAATGAATCATTATGGTCGTCATTTAATAAAAAGTGATGTAGATTTACTGGTTTTTATGGGTTACTTATCCCCTTGCAAATAATTAGTATATGCGATAAGATATAGGATAGTACTTTCCATAATATTTACGATATGTTATCGCCATCCCTGATCCAATCTCGGAACCCAGGTACTCGATACGGACTAATATCGTAAATATTATGGAGTGTATTATCCGAAAGGAAGTGCATTTAGATCCACGTAATGCGTCTGTGCGAACCGCTACTCCGATGAATTGATCACTTAGAGTTTACGTTGATGGCGTAATAGGAGTTCAAACCACTTAGCGTAGTTGCAGAATAGTTATTCTGGAGTAATTAACCAGAGTACGTGGGTCTAAGTACATTTCAAGTGGTCGATGAAATATACTTTATTATTAAAGAACATAACAAAGAATAAAAATATATGGCAAAAGAAAAAGGTTTGAGTGAAGAGCAGTTAGCAGTTCTCAATGAAGGTTATCCGGTAAATGATGACAAGTCTCGTCAATCGTTACCACGTTTTGGAATGATATCAAAAGATATTACAGAAGAAACTGGTACAGGCAAGAATAAAAAGATTTCTATTATCCAGCCAGCAGGCACGTTCTATACAGAGAAAGACCTTGGTGAAGTTGATCCAGAAACTGGTAATAAGGTTTGGACGAAAGAGTTTATTGATGGTGAAACAGTGGATGTAATTATTACTTATCATAGACGACAACTTCGTAAGTACGATTCATCATTGAAGAAGTTTATCAGCTCACCGGTGTTTGATAATGACCAGCAGGTGATACCATTGTATCTCGATAAACAGAAGATACAGCATGGAACACAGGCAGAACTTCAGGCAAAGTATCCTGCGCTTACACAGAAAGGCAAGCCTACGAGTGACCTTAAGGAAGAGACTATCCTTTACGTTCTATACGAAGGTGAACTACACCAATTCAATCTGTCACAGTCATCCAAGTGGGCGTTTAAGGATTATAAGAAAGGTGTAAACCCTTCGACAGTCGTTACCACCCTTGGATCATCAGAGGAGACTTTTGGAACAAATACATACCGCAAGGTAACATTCACTAACAAGTCACCAATCACAGCAGATGATTTTGACTTAGTTGTTGAAGGTCAGACCATGTTAAAAGAACAAGTTGAAAACGATAGCAAACTCTATCTCGCGTCGGGAGATAGTAATTACGATAAAATGTAATAAATTTATGGCAAAAGCAAAAAGTGCACCAAAGAAAGAGGTGAAGAAGCCTTCAAAGAAAGGTAAGAAGTAGTTGATTGTTTACAAGGGTGCTCTATGGGGGAAGGTAAGGTAATATAAATAAAGTATGATGTGGGTTCAAGTCCCATCTACCTCGGTCTGCAGGCCATTCCCCACAGGGCACTCTTAATAAGTAATTAATAAATATATGAAAGAAACAATAAAGAAATTCTTAATACGATTAGCCTATAGATTAAAATGTCACCCTGAGTGTGATTTAGAGGTTCCGTGTCATTGTAATATTTGTGGAAAGCCCAATAATAGGTTCCACTATGATAGATACCATAGAAAATATGATGAATTTGATGGTAAGTCATACAATGATTATAAAGATGCACTTATTTATTCACTACAATCTTATCGTAAACCTGATGTAGGCGAAGCAATCCATAAAACAAAAGAGAGTGGTAGATTAGCTTGTAAACTAGAAGTTGTCCCTTCTGGTCGTATTGATTATTGCGGGGCTTGCAAAAAATATCATGGTTATAATTGTCCCTTAGATTAATATGAAGCCCTATAAACACCAACAAGAAGTAATAGATGCAGATCCAAAGCGTACAGCGCTTTTCTTTTCCTGTGGTACAGGTAAGACATTCCTTGCCTTGTCACTTGCTGAAGGTAACACGCTTGTCATCTGTCCGAAGACGATCCGCGATGCAAAGACGTGGGAGAATCAGTTGCAGTCTATCGTGGTGCATAAGATATCCTTCCTCAAGGTAATCAGTAAGGAAGAGTTCAAGCGCGACCATGAGGACTTGCCAAAATTTCAGACCGTAATTATCGACGAGGTGCACACTGTTTGTGGATTGACCCCCAACACTCGCTATGTAAAGAAGCAGGCTATACCAAAAGCATCACAGCTCTTTGAGGCGTGTCAGGAGTATTTAAAGCGCAATAAACCCGACAGATTGTATCTCTGTACAGCGACTCCGGTTAAAAATCCTATGTCAGTTCTCGCCGCTGCGTGGCTCCTCGGTAAGGATTGGGATTTCTATAATTGGCGCGCTACGTTCTATGTAAGGCTACCTATGCCTGGCCGGGCGGAGATATGGGGAGTTAAAAAGGATAGTGAAACGAAGAACAGATTGGCTAAGGTGGTTAAATCACTTGGCTTCACCGGCAAAATGAGTGATTTCACTGATGTTCCCGAGCAGACTCATATTGTAAAACATATTCCCCTCTCTACGGCTCAAGAGAAACGCTTGAAAGAGATACCTATGGAATATCCTGACCCAATTGTGCTTGTCGGGAAACAACATCAGATAGAACAAGGAGTATTAAAAGGTAATGAATTTGAGAAATCTGAGACCTTTGATACTGGTAAAATTGATGCAATTTTGGACCTGTGTGAACAATACGACAAGGTTATCGTCTTCGCTAAATATACAGAACAGATAGGATTAATAGAGCAAGCCATAAAGAAGGCTGGAGTTCCCGTCTATTGTCTTACCGGAGCTACAAAGGATCGTGGCAATCTAATTAAGGAAGCCGAAGCAAGCAATCGTTGTCTCGTGGTATGCCAGTCACAGATCAGCGCTGGCTATGAACTACCGTCATTTCGTTGTACAATATACGCAAGTGAGAGCTGGTCAATCGTTGATCATGTCCAATCGGTCGGGAGAAGTTTACGCATGAACAAGCTCGCCCCTAACCTGTATGTGTATCTTGTGTCTGGTAAAGTCGATAAGGCGGTTAGAGATTCTATTATTAATAAGAAAGATTTTGATGCGAGGGTATATTTAAAGTTATGAATGAACCACAATTTACAAAAAAATCATTAGAGGAAGCAATTAATGCAATAAGGAGACCTCGAAAATATATACCTCTATCTATGTCTACTAAAATGTTAGAAGGATTTAAAAAATTTACACCAGAGCAACAAAAAGAAATTCTTGATTTATACGACCTTGCGAGTCACCAAAATCGCTATGAAAAATAGAGAATCCTCCTTCGGCACCCTCTTCCGCCATTGGATACTAGCCAACCCTCCAAAGCTCTCTGGCACGTATGAACTCAAACAGACGACTACCGACTCAATCCCTTTCTCTTGCCTTGAGGATCATCAGATAGATGCTTCCATGACAGTCAAATGGGGCAAGAAAGGCTACCTGATACGCAATGAGAGTGGCACAGTTGGTTCTCCGGACTTTTCATATTACAAAAATGCACCAGCATATATAGTCATCAAGTACCCTCTAGGCTTCGTTATCATCGATATCGAAACTTTCACTGAAGAAAAGAAACGTAGCGTGAAACGCAAATCCCTTACCTGGGACAGAGCTTGCATTATCGCATATCGTGTGGTTAAATTAAAATAATATGAAAAACTTAATTGATGCGTTTAAGAATTTAGTAATTGAAGTGATTATATTAATGGCAGGAGTTATGTTTACTGCATTAATATTATCACTATTTACTAGAAGATAGTTTGTTTCTTGGCTTTATTTTTAGCATTTTGCACTTTCGTAGCTGCACTCTTTTTACCACTATCTGCATCATCTTGCTTCTTTTGTTTTTCGGTTCTTATCATTGTTCCAAAGAATACCGGATTAGCAGTGCCTTCTCTTAGAGATTTTTCTACATCATTTAATTGAGTCGGACTAAGGAAAGAATTTATTTTTGCCTGGATTCCTTGCTGACTTATATCGTCTAATGGTTTTGCGAGAGGCGATTTTTTAACTTGATTTTCCGTTTCTGTTGCATAATCTTCAAGCATCCCAGAATGTCCATCTTTAGCTAACATCATTCCAGAAATAGCAGCAGATCCTCCTCCAAATATTTCAGTGTTTAACCAGAAGTTGCCTATTTTAACAAATGAATTTTTATAACGATCTTCAAAGAAATCTTTTTTAGTAAGATTTGAAGTTACTATTGCGGCTGCGCCCATAATCCCAATAGTTCGTGTAAGAGTTGAAAATCCATCTTGAATCTTTGACATGGCTTGTACTCCTTCAATACTTTGCTCATTACCTTCCTTTTTTAAGGCGTTAAGTTCGCTCCAACCCTTTATCATCTTTACTGTTCCGGTACCAAGACCTCCGCCCATATTTTCTATTTGAGCAGAGATGACATTTGATGGGACAGTCGCCATAGGGAGTAAATAATCTCCAGAAGTAGGCACGTATTTATTCATCTGATACTTTAATTCAGTGGTTATATTCGCAAGCGCACTTTTATTTATACTTAGAATACGGAATACTTCTTCCTGACTGCGAAGTCGTGCAAGTTTCCCTAGATCTGTCTGAGGCTTTTCTTTAATAGAGTCATTAAAAATCTCAGTAGCAGTCATATTATCTCCCTTAGTGTTATATTCACTTTTTGCATATCGAGAAGAAATCATATCAGATGCATCCACGAAAGCGAGTGATGAATTTATCGCCATTTCTGGTTTATGTAACATGTTGATTGCAAAGTATTTAGATGCGCGTGTTACTGCATTTAATCCTTTGGCGGTGTATTCAAGAGCCTTACCGCCTACAGATTCTCCTTTTGCGATATTTTCTTTACCTCCAAAGTCTTCGTGGTGACCATATTTATTGGTACCAAACACAGCACTGTCATCTCCATTTACATCCAAAAAAGAAATGTGACCGGATTTTGTTTTGGCATACATTTCAAGGTTTGCCTTGACTGCATTTATTTTGTCTCCAATATTTACATCTCCTACGATTTTACCATTAGCAATTCTACGGTTTACTAATTCAATAGCAGAATTTATTGGTGTTATAGTTGCCACTTTCACACCTGTCTTTAAGGCGATAAGAGAGTTTTTAAAGAATCCACCAAGACTGTTGGCAATACTTCGCAGTGCAGGTGTTTCATGGAGACTATTTACATATTGTTGAAAGTCGTTTTTAGCATTAACAAATTCGGCAGAGGTGCCAAGCTTTTGGTCTACCATATTGCTGTCTTTGTACAGAGTTTTTAACCCATCTATTTTAGCTTGTATGTCTGGTGGTATATCTTTACCATAGACTTTCTTTAGCACTCCTTGCATTTTGCCAAGAGATTCTTTGGTAAGTTTTTTATCACCTGTTTTAATTTCATTTTGTTTATCTCTTATTGTTTGTTTTAATTCTTTTAACTTATCTTTTAGATTTTGCGTTTCAGCATCATATATTTTATTTTTTTGAACTTTTGGATTTTTAGAAAAATCACCATTATCTATTTTCGTTTGCAATTCAGCAATTTTGGTAGATAGCTTTTCTTTATAAGATGCTAATGAATCTTTTGTATTGAAGCCATATTTAATTTTAGCTTCATTCACCTTTTTAATAAGTATTTTTTGCTCTTCACTCACAGGGTGATGTTGTACTCCGCTTTTTGAAGGAGCTTTTCCTTTTTCCATATCTTCAAGTTTACCTAAGTTTTGCATTTGTCCTTTTAAATCTGCGAGTTTTATATCTATTTCATTCTTGCTAAGTTCTCTGAATTTTCCATATCCTGAAATAGCATCCATAACTTCACGTGGAGTAATGTCTGAAATACTCTTTTTAAGAACATCATGTACTGCATCCACGAGTTTTTCGGGATTAGTAATTCCTTGTTCCACAAAAGAACGTGCTAGTTTTGAAACTTCACTTCCAATGTCTTCATCTCCTCCTTGGACTTTTAATTTTATTTGTTTTTCTATTTCCTCTGGAGTTTCTGATCTATTTAATTCTTTTTTCAAATCTTCAAGATGAGTCTTCTGCTCTGGTGTCAGATCTTTATTCTTTAAAAGCTCATCAGTTAAATCACCAAGATTTTTAATATCTTTGCGGTTTCCAGGGTTGAGTTCGTCCATCTTTTTAGACAAATCTACAAGCGTTTTAGTTTGCTCTTCAGAAATACCTACTTTAAGTTTTGCCTCTCGTGCGTCTCGTAATATCTGTTCGCCTTTATATAGTTTCCCATTTATCTCAGACGTTTTCTTAATAAAATCAGCTTCTGCTTTTGGATCAAGTCCAATAGCTTTTATGGCGCTAATGATTCCGGCTTGCTGGTCAGCGTGCACAAGACCTTTTTCAAAGAGAGTGTTTGCGGTTTTACCATAATCTTTACCAAAGATTTTTTCAAATTCGGCACGTCTATTTTCAGTCAGTGGTTCATCTGCCAATTTGTTAATATCAAGACTACCATCTTTAATAGATCGTATAAACTTATCTCTTAATTCTTTGGGTATGCAAATTGACATATATTTATTTTAACAATCTGGTAATGAATCAATAAAAGCCTTCAATCGAGGTCTCCTTGTTGCCTTCTGCCCTTCTTCTGTTTTCTTTATTGCATTATCGCCTTTTTCTTTTAATTTTGCTAATTTCTTTTCTACTGTTGTTCCCTGCTTTTTGGCAACCTTTTCAGCAGTTTCTCTTTTTTTGTCAGTTACTTCTTTTATAGTTTTGGTAACCTCACTTGCTGATGAATTTTTTTCACCTCCATACTTACGAGATTCAAGAGAAGATGCGTTCTGACTACTTTCAGTATTGAGTGGAGAATTCGCAAGCTCACGGTGGAAACTAGGGTCATTTTTATGCGCCCACTCTTCCATCGCTTTATACAACATTTGTGGTTCTACACCTTTAGGAACAGGTTCATTCGCACGTATCATTTCTTTGATCTTTTCTATCCCTGTATCGGTCTTTGTCATATTACTAACAAAATCTTTGGCAAACTGTTCCTGATTTCTTCGCTCTCCAGCACTAGAATTAAATTTAGCTTGTTCATTTTCTGGAATAGGTTTTTCTCCTTGTAATACTAAAAGTTTATTTATATCAGAAGCTCCTTTGGTAATCTTATTTCCTTCAGTATTATTTTCTTGTGTTGAACTGTTTGTAGTGGATTTTGGTTCAGTAGCAGGAGAGGTTTTTTCTGTTGCCTTAGCTGCTTCCGGCACATGTCTTTGTATCGCCTCATCCATTACCTTCCCAGGATTAGCGCGAGCTTCTGTTATCTTAGTATCGGGTGCATTTTCTTTTGCAACATTTTCATCATGTTTTGTTTGAAGCTCTGGATCATTAGCAATAAAGTTTTCAATGTGTCCCTGAACGGTACCTTCATCAACTCCACTTAGTTTTGAGATAATAGATGTAGCATCTTTCGCTGTACCACCATTATTAATAATTTCTCGAATAACTCCTTTGATTTGTTCTTGTTGAGCTTTTATATTAGCACTATTAGCAACCTCACCAGCAGTACCAAAGCCTAATGAAATAGGTGCCATCGTTAATATTGCATCCCAAACACCTTGCATGGGCGCTCTGCCGTTCGCAATATTACTTACAACAGTTTGACCAAATCCATAATTGGCTGTTTCTAATACTGTTGATTTTAGAATTCTCGTAACAGATGGTAATATCCCGTATTTGCCTCCTTGTGAAAGTGGTCCAAGAAAGTGAGCTACAGTGTTTAATGCTAAATCAACTCCGAAAACAGCGGCAGCTTTTTTGCCAGCATTTTTGTCTCCATCACTTACCATTTGATGATAATCAGTTCGCGCTGTATCAAGAGCCTGAACACCTCCTAATCCCAATGATGATACCAATGCTGGTATTTTTAAGGCAGTACCAGCATATCCTCCAAGAACATATGGTACCGTCGTTCCAAGCCCTTCAAACACATTGTCTAAATATTTCTTATCCTCTGGTTTTACACCTGTATCTAAATGTTCACCAAAAGTCTTTATACTATCACCAGCATTGAGATCTTGATGTTTAGTATTTGTTATCTTATCCATTGCGTTATTAAGCGGTGTCATCAACCAGTTACCTATAGTGGCAGCACCTCCAACTATTCCACCCAATCCTTTAATAACACCAACATCCATTTCTGAACCTAATTGTCCAATACGGTTACTAAATGACATATATTTGTCGACAGATGATTGCTTAGGTTCTGGCGTTGGCAACGGATATCCTGTTTTAGGAACAGAAGAATTGCCCGATGAAATATATTTATCTAGCGCTGATGTATTAGTATTTGGGATAGTTGGCGTAGCAATATGTTTATCCAACGCCGAAGTTACTCCCGTTGTAGGTGTTACAGTTGGAGTAGGTGTTTGAGGACTATTAGTTGAAATGTAGTCATCAAGTGCTGACATAATATTAAGAATTTATCTTATCAATATCTTCTTGGCTTAATCCATAGCTATCTAAATGCTTATCAAATTTATCTCTATTTGCTTTTACAAACCCTGCAACATTAATCCCCTCTGGTAGAGCATTGATAAGTTTATTACCATAATCATATGTGAAATACCCCTTAGGACCTAAGTTTTTCTTATCCTTAAAATCAGTATTTACTATTTTAGAAAATACTTTTGCAGTTTTTATATACGAATCAAGTTCTGCTTTTGTATTTGTTAAATCAGCATCAACATAGGGATTATTCTTTTTTGCATAATTTAACTGTGCAGTTGTTACCACTTTTTCTGCTTTAGATGTCGGATTTAATAATTTATTGTCAACAATTTCTTGATGTCTAGCAGTTGCATCCTCCTTCTGCATTTTTATCTGTTCATTTTCTACCGCAGAAAGAAGAACACTTGGGTTAGAAATACCATATGTGTTAGCTGCATCTTGCAGGATTGCTTGGGCTTTTGGAGAATTGATATCTGTAATTCCTGAATTTTTAAGTGTTGTTGCTATATCTCTCGCATTTTGTGTCGCAAAATTGTGGTCATCAATTGTCTGCTGACGTATCTGTGTCTGTGCTTGCTTGATCTCCGCATCGTGGGTTTTAATTTGGTCGTTGATTGTTTTCTGGAGGTCGTTGATTGCATTCTGGCTTTCCTTGAGAGAATTATTATACGCCTTAGATGCTTCGTCAAAGGCTTTCACGTCCCCAGCCTTGTACGCAGCATTGGATTTATTGATAGCATCTATCTTCTTTTGTTGTAAATCTGCAACACGTGCAACCCCTGCCTGAAGAACAGAAGTCCTCTGTTGTTCGTTCATTATCCCGAGGCCACCATAGCGCGCGATCGAGACATCTGCCATTCCTCCAAGAATATTATTCTTAGCTTCCATCGTCTTGATAAGCTGGTCGTAAGTATTTGAAATCTGCTGTGCAGCCTGAATTGCGATAGGATCATTGTTTTCATAGGCTAATGCATTGTCCATCGTTGTTTTAAGAGTATTTGAACTTGCTTTCAGGTCTCGGATATTGTCATATCCCATTTTGGCGATTGTAACATCCACTCCAGGAGCTATATTATATGATGTTCCATCAGAGTAGGTAATCACAGACGATCCGTCAGCGTTCTTTCCTATCGTAGATCCATCAGGATTGGTGATCGTGCTCACGGGTGTCGTTTTTGGTGTGGTGGTTGTATCAGTCGTCGCTGTCGTTTTTCCGGCTTGCGCGTCGGCATATTTAGAATTACCAGCATCGGCAGCTGCATTTTTAGCGGCCACCTGAGCATCAGTAAGAGCATTATTAACACCATTAAGAGTGCTTACATTATTGTTATAACTTATTTTAGAAGGTCCAGAAGTTACTATTGGGACTTGAGATGAAACACCTAAATTACTTCCTCCTGGAGTAATTGTCGCAGTGCTTGCCATAGGTTTAAGTGCAGCAGCAGTTAATGGCCCATAAAGACCATCAACTTTCAGTGGTGTAGCTGTTGGATTATTAGTATTATATTGTGTCTGCAAAGCCCTAACAGCATCACCAGATGTTCCTTGTGTTGGGGTTTGATTAGGTTGTAGGGGGGTGTAGGTCATATATTTTTATTGAAGAGGAGTAAAGTACACCGCGCTATTACCAGTAATAGTATATGTTTTTCCTCGAGAAACTGGCATTGTGACTGTTGAACCACTTGTACCAGTGCCCGTATTTGTAATTGTTATCCCATCACTGACAATCGACAATGTGCCGGCATTTGTTCCCACGGCAGTTAAGGTGCCATCCGTCTCGGCTGTGTATTGATACGCTGTCACTTTTGTGATCATTGCACCCATAGTCTTATTCGGAGCGATTAAGAGTGTTGTCGCAGTAAGAGCCTTGCCTACTTCTTTGCCATAGGTTCCGCGAGAAGTTCCAAGAGTACCATTTGTGTCTTGGACATAGTACCTCTTTCCAGGGGTGAGCCCAGAAAGTCCAGTCACTACGCCTGATGTGGTCACACTAACACTTGCCCCTACCGCTACTGATGAATCGGCAAATCCGACAAAATCAATAAGAGGCTCGTTCAATGTTACTGCCGAAGAATTTGTTGGTACCACTCCAATACTAACTGCGGTAGCTGGTCTCAGCGCGATGTTCATCATTGCTTCTGTTGGAGTACCGCTTCCACTAACTTGTGTTGAGGTAAGAGAGAGCGCTTGAACTTCGTTTGCTTTGCCTACACTTGAACTAGCGAGATAGGGGTTAGATCCGTTGGCTACTTTGACGGTAGTAGAAGATCCAGCTTTTACATACTTACCATCAACAGTAGTTGTAACAGTGGTTATACCAGAAAGGCCACCTTGTCCGTAGAAACTGTGGAAGAATGCACCCTGGGTTACGCTTGTGAGAGCTAGTGTTGTTGATCCTGCTGTAGAATTTCCTTTAGAGCTTGCGTCAATAGGAGTCGTCTGATCGACATTATAGTAAGAAGCCCCTGCAATACCTCCGATACTGGTACCAGTAACAACAATATTGTTTGCACCTGTCGCTGGGGCAATAAGTCTATACACATAGAGGATCTGGCTACCAGTTCCATATGCCTGACTATCAACGAGCGTCATCGCCACACCATTGTAAGTGACTCCCGATGGTGCAGAAGCAGCAGTTATCGCTACCAGTAGCACTCTATTTGAGTTATTTCCCACAGTAAATGACATCGACTGATTTGTGGTTGATCCATAGGCTGTCGCAGATTGAACATCAAGCGTGATTCCTCCATCACTTTGTGCGTAAGAGCTCACATGGAGCGCTTGGCCTGCTGTGATTGCAGCTCCGGCAGTAAATGTAGACTTAGCATCGACTTTGTTAGCTAACAACGATGCTCGTTGCACTGCTCCAGTACCACTTGTATCAGCATCTGTAACATATCGGTTAGTATTACTCGGTATTCCCGAGGTACCTAAGAGTGCATCCTGCTGATCTTCGGTAAGTTGCTGGTTATAGCGAGGGTAGAAGATTATTGAAGTAGTTGATTGTGAGATACCAACAGATACGACTACAGTTCCGACAGAAGATGATATTGCGCCTGCTGTATTACTTGCGTAGTAAGCGGTATTGGTAGTAAGTCCAGTTTGGTTAGAATCAAGACCAAAGAGGAGTACCCCACTCGTAACAGCATTACCTGCGGTACCAGCACCTTGAGCAATACCCATAATAATATTGTCAACTGTTGCGGCAGTATCAGCGTCACAGAGCCACCAACGGCCATCTGCGATTTTTAGATATACTAGATTTCCAGCAGTCAAGGTTTCACCGGCTGTACCAGCTACTACTACACGATTTATACTTGCAGTACCAGTAGCTAAAGCAAGGGCTTGTGCATAAGTTACAAGCTGTGTTCCTGATGTTGCATTACCACCTGTTGATACAGGTAGTTGTGTAAATGTCTGAAGCCCAGAATAAGTATTATCATTCTCCATCGCAGCCAATCGGGCATACATCTGTGGGTTGTCAGAAAATACAACAACAGCAGTAGCGCCGTGCTGTTTGCCAGTGCCGGGAGTTGTATATGGTGACTGACCGATGAGGTTACGCGTAAGACCTGTAAGAGTTCCTGTTCCGTCGCCATTGTCCGTCAACCCCGTGAAGGTACATATTTCTTCATATCCTGGAATTTTAGGGTTAATGGTTATTCCAGGAGTATCTCCAAAGTCGGAGTATACTAGCTTTTTATTAGTCTGTATATCTCGTGGATAAGGAGTGACAATTGCAGAAGTACCCGCTGCGGACAATCCTGTTAATAATGTTATTGCTTGAGTTTGTACAAATTTGAGTGCCATATGTTTCTATTATATATTATTGTTAATTTTAATCTACTTTTTGTGGGTGATATGTGCGGTTCCTGCCGAGAAGAGGTTTGATCCGTACGACACAAGTGCAAACTGCGCGTCCAGCGTGTTCATCGTAAATTCTACAAAGTTTTCAGTATGGTCTTTGACAACCATTGTATCATCTTGATAAAAGCGTGACATCGTTGCATTAGTACCAGGAAGTCCTGTGATTGCATCAAGGTTATCTCCGCCGATAGGAGTAGCTCCAAGTGGTTCATCTCCAAGGGGACTACCACCGACAGGATTTGTAATAGATGTATCCCCACCATTTATAGGCATTGGGAATTTACCTTCTACTCCATCAAAGCCAGCGTAAAAAGTTTGAGTCAATAGTCCGTTCGGAGTTATGTAACCATCGCTCCAAAGCATACTTGCGTTTTTTAACAACGCTCTATTCCCACCATTGTTGTATGCAAACCGTGCTACCTGTGGTATGAAGTTTCCATTATCGTTTGTCCCTGTAAATAATTTATATGTTTCATTTGAAACAGATGAATGACCGTATAGCCAGTCACCAATAATAGCCAATCTACTTATTGGCATTGTCTGTGGTGGTTGCCATAATTTACGCTGTAAATCGTAAATTAAAACAACTCCACTTGCAGGAAGGGCAATATAAAGAGATCGTTTCCAGTATCTTACATGAGCACCAGTAAAGTTATAAGTATCAAAATCATTCTTAACAGGATCTGAAAGTGGAGATGTATTAATATTTTCTAATGCACTTATAGTATCAAGTGTTGGCTCACGTGTTATATATGCTGTAGAATTTTTAATAGCACTAATAGCACCTGTAGCAATAAGTCCACTCCCAGAAGCAGTTTTAAGACGAACAAGGTTTACAAGTTCCGTGCTGTTGTCCTGTGAAAGTTGGTAAAAGATATGATAAAAAGAATTTGAACCAGAACCTATCATAAGACTATTGATTGATTGCTGGTCATTATCTATTGGAATAATGCAGGTAACATTATCATTGACTGGTTTTTGGAATGGCCCACCAGGAACACGTGGAGATGTGATTGTATAATTTGTATAGTCAGTAGTAGACGAACCAAATACCATCATACTTTTTGTACTTGCAAGGACTACTTGATTTAACTGGACGCCAATAAGATCAGGAGTGAAGTTGGGGAAATTGCTAGTAATACCAGAAGGAAGTGCAACAGTTATTGGTGTTTGCCAAACTGCATCACCGATAGTAACAGCAGGAAATGCAGTAAGACCTGTGAGGGTATCAGTTCCTTGGCCACCAGTATATGTATAACTTACACCATTGTATGTGATTGCGCGAGTACCTGAAGAGAGGAACCGGGACGAAGCCCACGTAGGTTCCCCATTATGAATGGTAATAGATGGACCGGCCGCTTCTGAAGTTAGAACGTCTGTCATTATAAGTGTGATTGTTCCCGCAGTCACAGATCCAATAGTAAAATTTCTACTGTTTGCTGCAGATCCAGACACGTATAATGTATCTCCAGCAGCAAAACCAGCAGTTATAAATCCATTAGCACTATCAGTTATAGTTGGTGCAACTGTTCCAGTAGTACCAGCAACAAAAGCTATTGTTGTCTTTGCTGTTAAAACTCCTTGCTTTGTAAGAGTAGTTCCAGTAGTACTTGCTACCTTAGTAAAACCACCAGACCATTTATAAAAATTAGCATCATTCATTACCCAAAGAAGTAAATCGAGTTGCTCAGTATAATCTAACACTTTAGCAAATTGTAAATATGGAGTAGCTAAACCACTCTTAAGTACGTTCCATGTACTATTATAATAAAATTCAATTTGTGAACCCCAGACACGAATTGGAAATTGTTTCGCTGTCGATGTATCCCATTCATACGATGATTTAATACCTGTTGAACCTGCTGATGAAGCTGCACCATATAATTGGAATCCATTTCTGCTCACAACTCTTAAACCATAATCTAAAAGTACGTTCTTAGATCCTTTTACCATAAACTGTGGTGATAATGCAGTTATTTCGGGTTTATTAGTGTATGCCTTAAACCCAGCAATGGTTTTGAAATTATCTTCCATAGAAATTGACTTCATTAGACATTAATGATAAGATAACTATATGAGAAAATCTATTAAATCGGTTGGTGAAAAATTTGGATATTTGGTTGTAAAATCTATTATAGGAAAAAATAAAAATGGACAAGTTCTTGTTGAATGTTTTTGTGATTGTGGCAATAAAACTGTTTCTACTCTTGATAATATTAGAAGGGGAAAAGTAGTTTCTTGTGGATGTTTTATTAAAGAGTGGACTAAAAAAAGATTCACTACTCATGGATTGACTAATACTAAATTTTATACTATCTATAGTTCCATGTATGCTCGTGTTAATAATCCTAAAGGATCTAATCATTTTAGATATGGTGGTCGTGGTATTAAATTGTTGTGGAAGTCTTTTAACGAATTTCATAATGATATGTATAATTCTTATCTTAAACATTGTGAACAATTTGGTGAAAATAATACATCGATAGAGCGTAAAAATAATAATGGTCATTATTCAAAAGAAAATTGTCGTTGGGCTACAAAAACTGAACAAGCTAGAAATAGAAGAAGTAATCATTTTTTAACCATCAACAATGAAACTAAATGTATTGTTGAATGGATTAAAATTTATTCAGTCCCTAAGTCAACTTTTTATTATAGAATAAGTAAATTAAAACTTACTCCACTTCAAGCTCTTGGTCTTACATCTAAGTAACCCTAGAAAGCCAATACTACACATCAAAAGTATATAATTTTGTTGAGGTAATTATATCGGATGATGGAAACATATCTAAATATTGCCTATAAAGACCAACATTGGCTGGATTTTTTAAATATCTACTTTCACTTTTACCATTTAATTCTAAATCAATTTCAGCAAGTTCTTGAGTTCTTTGGTTCCCAATACGAATAAGTTTAGTAATATCCATCATCATTTCTTGTAAGAAAATAGGGTATGAGTTTACTGACACATTTACCAAATCAGTATCAGCTGTCGGACTTTGTATCCATGTTCCGGTAGATGTTCTAAAAAGGTATTCACTACTGTATTCAATCTCGTAAAGAGTTCCAAAAGAATTTGTAAAATTATCTATCAAACACCCGTTAATTGCTGTACCAGCAGTATAAGTAATTGTAAATTTACGATAGGTATTTAGTGTATTAGTTGGAGATCCAACAGTTGAGGCAGATACCCAACTAAAGTATAGAAGATTCCATCCGTCTGAAAATGCAGTACCGTCTGCTTTAGTAGATACAGTAGAAGATTTATATGCAGAAGCACTATCTCCTTTAATAAGATTAAAAGAAGTAAAACGAGATGAAGTTCCTACTGGAATCCAGTACCATATCATTGAAGCATCTTCATAATTATAAGCAGACAAATCAACTATAGATGCAGTAGAGTTTAATAAATTAGCAGAACCCGTAGAACCAGAAAGATTAAATCCCAACGATCCATTTCCCTCAACATAATTAAGTGGTTCTGTATATAACCCCGAAGCATCAACATTAGCTGTCCAAGTTCCATTAGCTGTAGCGCTATCAAATGAATCAAGTAGGGCTACATTGCCTGCTGGTAATCTAGCGGCTCTAAGGGTCCTTTGCATATTATTCCATTTAATTGAAAATGAATTAGCATCAAGATTCACATCAAATTGACGAGGAGTTGTTTGATTAAAATAAGAACGTCCAGGAAGATCTTGTCTATTTGCAGTAGGTCTTATATCAATCATCTTCTTATAGTCTGAAGGCAACGCATAGTCATAAAGATTATCATAAAAAGGAGTAGTTAATACTACTGTTCTACGAGTTTCTTGTGGTGAAATACGTGTCAACATCCTATTCGCAGCCTTAGCCGCTGTTCCATAAAAATCAGTAATTTGACGAAGAGATGTTCCCTTTAACATAGGGGTAATATCGGATTTTAATTGTGCGATCGTTACTTGTAAGGCCATGTAAATAGTATAACACTATTATTAATTTAATAAAGACATAGCAAAAGAGCGAACCGATAGAAAGTTCGCCCTGATGTTTTATTCTGTTGTACTTGTGTTTCCAAGAAGGAAATGTTCCACCATGAGAAGTACTGGCAGTATTCCGTCAATGTAACCTGAGAACTGAACCTGTCCATGAAGCATTTGTAGACCGCCGACTATAAACAGTACAAATAATCCAAGACCCATACGAAGGCTATGATAATTGATATTCATTTAATGTAATCTACTTATAATTAATAATAGTTCAATAACCACGACAACCAAAAGTCCGTTAGTCATGCCTGAATTATACCCCAATAGAAAAAGGATAGCAATGCTACCCCTTTCCAAAAAGAACTTTTATAGAGTATACAACAAAAAAGCCCCCCGTGCAATTACGAGGGGCTGACAAACGATGCGTAGTCTATTAACCGATAGACGAGCGGTAGATACGAGAATCACCTCCAATCTTACTGCACTTGTTGTGGCACTACTTGCAAGACGTATCCACTTGGGTGGAACTTGAACCACATCTGACGTGGGCGTCTGGCTTTTGGGATTTCATTCCGCCAGTCTTTTCTGCAGTGGTCGCATTTCCCGTGTTGGGGGTTCGTGTGTGTGTGACACTTGAAGCACACGACTGTTGTCTTCTGTTGCATCTTTCGCTCCTATGGCTTTGAGGAATTGGTTGTCCTTGTCGGTGAGTGTGAGGTCACGGGTCAAGGATGGGAGTGGTGCTTTTCTCTGGGGGCATTGCCGAAGCAAGTATCCGAAAGAGAGTGAGATGTTTGAGACGACTTGGCAAGTCGGGCAGTATGCTTCGACCAGAAGCGATTGGGCTTCTGTGACTAGCAGACTGTTAATCCGAACTTTCCGCCCACATTGGCAGTTGATTGCCAACGGTGTGCACTTCAATGTCATGAGGAACTCCTGCGACCTGTGGTAGGTCAAGGTTGTGGTCGTTGCGGTTGTAACAGACCATTACGCGTAGTCTGTCATAAAAATTGACGAAGTGGATTGTCCACGCTTCACAGTGCCTGCAATAGCACACTGTTGTCGAGGGTTTGCCACTTAGGATTGGCATGGTGTTCTCCTTTCAAAGAACGAACTTCACTTATATTGTATATTTTTTTAATTTAATTAGCAAAAAGTTTTCCCCAAGTAAGATTTCCGCATACCCCATCAGGAGTTAAATTATGTATTGTTTGATACTGTTTTAGGGCAGAAAGGGTCTTAACTCCAAAGACTCCATCAACTACGCCACAAGGGCAATTTTGAGCGTTTAATAGGGTCTGTAGAGTCTTTACATCATTGTTCCAAGCTCCAATACGCAATACTGATGTTGGTATAGGATTTTTATTATTTATATCTTGTGCATATTCTGTGGATAGATATGGTGCTGGGTCGATTGCTCCATTGTAACCATTTGTAGGAAAAAGATTGTTGCTGTTTGTAGAGTCACAAGGGATAAGACCAAAATGAAGATGATTTCCTGTGGATAAACCTGTCGAGTCTGCATATCCAATTAAGTCACCTGCCTTTACTACTTGTCCTGTATGTACGACTGCATTGTCCTTTATCATGTGCCAATAGATTGTCTTATAGTGTACATCTTGTCCGTTATACGAAATAGTATCTGGTGCAAAAAGTACAACACCATTCCCTCCGTGGTCGTCTACTTGTGGATAACAAGTTCCATCATGTGAAGCATAAATAGGCTCACCATGTGTGGCGTACATGTCGATTCCTCCATGACCTTGCAGACCTTGTTGAGCATAGTACCCATTGAGATTTTGACCAAATGCTTGATTAATGTGATAAGGTTTTACGGGTAGTAATAGTTTCATATGTTTATTTATTTATTGCTAAAGGTGTTTTATAATAATTTCCGTCTGGTGCACGATACTGTGGAGCTACATTTGGAGCACGTGCAGGTATTGCTTTTCTTTGAAGAATAAGTGTTGGTTTCTGTGGATTATATGGAAGTGAACCTACGATCGGCTTTGACATTCTAAGAAGAACTTTTTGTTTTGGGTTCATATATTATTATTTTTCAGGTGGTAATGACCTTAGATTATAATGCAAGTTTACTTCTGTAAGACTTTGTTTTACTGCTTCGTTTATTATGTCTGTTTTTACGAGACTGAACATATAGCCTCCAACTAGTATTGTTATCGTCCAAGTAGCAATTGCCCCTCCTATTATTAACTTTTGCCACATTTCTAGTTTTGAAGTACGCCCATTAGCATATGCCGATTTATTTTCAATCCCTTCTAACCTTTCTTTGACATTTGAGAATTTTTCGTTCATATCATGACGAAACTCAGTTATCATCTCTTTTATCGAATACGTCTCGCTATCGCTCATGTTACTTTAATTCTAACTTAATTCCAGCAAATTGTGAAGTCTTTTGAAACAACACTACACCTAAAATTAACATTACAATGACACTTAATGTGATAATAATTTTTCGACCTTTCTTTTTCTTAGTTATTTTAATTGGATTCATGTTAGTTTATGATGACTCGATTAAGTATATCTGATGGGGGATTTTCTTTAAGCACTTGCTTACTTATTCTGTCATTGAGTTTCTGTATGACAGCAGTACCAATTAGAGTCACCATCTTTTCAATCACAAAATCTTCATCAGACTGTGGATTATCTATCATCTCTGGTAGATTTGCAGGGTCAGATATTGTATTACCATCTTCATCTACGATAGTGTTATTTACATAATCAGGATTCGGTACTTGTATCGGTTTATTAAAAGCTCTTGCACCATAACCAGACTGTTCACTACTCAGCTGATATTTTATTACTATCTCTTTCCCCTCACCATTCTCATTCTCTATTATTGTTTCTATTGTTCCCATATATTTATTGTTAATTAATAATTTTAGTAACCGACCCAATTTGTTCCGTTAAAGAAGCAAGGTGTCTTAACTGCTCCACCTCCTACTATTGTTGCTAAAAATGTAGGGGCAAGAGCATCAGTAACATACGCAGTATCTCCTATTGTTCCTGTTGGTAATGTAGCGACTGTATATCCTGGAAGTCTTATTGTTGCACTTGCCTTAATTGTTCCTACGACATCTAACGCTGTGGTTGGGGTAGTTGTACCAATTCCAACATTTCCATTTCCGTTTATAATCATCTTTTGCGTTACAGCTCTTTGAGTAGTTCCAGATGCACCTGCTGTTGCTGTAAAAAACTTAATATTCGAACTTCCATTACCAGTTGAGCCACCAGCGTTAATAGTCATATCTCCCCCTTGCTTGTTCAGAGAACCAGAAGTTACACTACCTGCACTTAAAATCATTCCAGCAGCATCTAAAAATGAAGTGATAGTTGCTCCGATTGTCATTGGCGTTGCAGATGATGAAGCTGTAAAGAATCCTAGTGAATTACCTACATATAATGCACCACCACCCTCGCCCACAATAACATCACCGTTTGAGTTATAGTTTAGATGTAAAGTTCCATCGAGAGATTGAATTGTACTATCTAAATTTGGTGTAAATGCGTCAATATAATTACCTGCAATCTGAGTGCCACCATAAAGGTAGGTATTATCTACAACTAACAATCCTTGATTTAGAATAGAACCATCTACTGCCGAAGCGTTAATCATTAAGGAGCTATTACCGAGAGAATTGTTGCCGATTGCAACATTAAAAATATCGTCTGTGTTTTGCACTCCGAGATTTCCACTTTTTGTTACTCGCATTGCTTCTGTGCCATTGACTTGCCCAATAAATATAGGGGAAGTTGTAGAACCATTGTTAGCAATTATCGCAGCCGATTGATTGATTGTTGGTACAGAATTGTTTTGTAAAGAAAATAAACCCCCGATATTGAAAGCTCCATTATTAGCAAATCCTGCTATTGCGACATTATTTCCTGCCGAAGCTGTGTTAGATGTGCTATATGAAGCAAGGTTGAGTGAACTACTACCTCCTGCATTAGTGTAATTACCCACATTATTACCTGTAGTAGTACCTGTAATACTGTTGTATAAAACATAGTTAGCCGGACCTACTTGCCACGCTAGTACACCTGTACCTGCTACTGTGTTTGCAAAGTGAGCGGTACGATTTCTTGAACTTCCTGTATATCCAGCACCGAGTAGCACCGTAAATCCACGTTGCTCAAAGAGAGCAGAACCTGATGTCGTAATCTGATACGACACAGCAGTCTGATTTCCTGCTGTTGGTACAGTCGGAAGTGTAGCTGTAATGTTTAGAAAATTACTTGTAGATGAAGCACCTGAAATGGTTTTGTTCATCTGTAACACGCCACTTCCAAAATTGAAATTTTTAGTTGTATCGTTGTATGTAAAGTCTGCCGATTGAGCTATTGTAGCGGTAGGATTTACAAAGAGGATTGAGTTTGCTGTACCACCTGTGATAGTGCCACCGATGGAGGCTCCGCCAAAAGATCCCCACGCTCCACCGCTATTTTTAACTTCCATTACTCCATTATTATCACGAAAACCATAGCCAGAAGAACCTACAATACTATTGAAGTTTAGATATTTAGAGGTACCATTAATAAGAATATCATAGCCAGCCGGATTAATGGTTTGGATTGCTGTACCTCCATTTAGTGTTTCCCATTTTGAGTCTGTGCGGGCCAAAATATTTTAATTAAATTGATAATTTACTCTTCCCACTTCACACCAGCACGTGCATACTGATTTTTTATAAATGCCTCCTTATTATCAAGAAGTTGCTGTTTATTTAAGATAATAAATGCTTGGTTTTCAATAGCTTTATACTCTTCAGTTTTCTTTTCGATAGATTTGTTAATAGTTTCTATCTCAATATCCTTGTCAGAAATTTCTTTACTCATGTCAGATAGAGTTGATGTTGTACTTTCAATCTTACTATTTTGATTAGAGATAGTATCTTCTAATTTTTTAGTTTCTATTTCTAATGAAACCTTACGATTAGATAGTGCTGTATATTCTACGTTTAAGTCAAAAGTTTTAGACTCTGTATTTCTTTGTTCCAATCTTAATGATTCTAATCTTTTATTTATAGAATCAATTTCACTAAGAATGGGTGTTTTAGAATCATTTAGATATTTGATTTCTTGTTCGAGTGCAGTCTTTGTTTTTACCAAAGCATTCATAGAATCAGTCATACTAGCAGTAAAAGATTGCTTCTTCTTTTCTGTTTCAAGTTTAAATGTTTCAAGATCTTGTTCTAGTTCTTTTTTGCTCTGTAATAGAGTATCAAGTTTACCTTTCTCTTCAACGTAAGAATCCTGAGCATCTACCACTAATTTATTAGTTGTTTCAATGTCAGTAAGATTTTTCTGTATAATAATTTTACCTTCTTCTATTTTAGAATTTAGTACTTCCATATCTGCTTCTATGCGCTTTTTAGCCTCACTTGCAGATTGTAAAGCACCTTCCGCAGATACGCGCCTGTTTTCTAAATTTAGTACTTCTATTTCTTCTTGCGATAATGGTTCAGGTTTTCTTGGAATCATATAATTTATGAATTAGTTACCATTAATGCCTTCACTGTAATCGCTCCAGCCGACCACGTGATAGGGAATACAGTAAGGTACTTCATTGCGTTTACATTGATTTCATACTGTTTAGCAAGATCAGCACCCGAAGCCACAAATCCCGTCGCACCGTTAAGCGCTGCTGCCGTATCCAGATCAATTGCTTGAAGGAATGTATATGGATTAGCAGGAGATACTGTTGCTGCCATGTTTACATAATCATACCGAGGACCATTAGCAGCAAGAAGATATTGTCTACTTTTACCAAGAGACGCTGCAACTTTCAGAGTTGTTGTAGCTGTGCCACTAGTAAATACCTGAAAAACAATATTTCTAAATCCTGTAGTTAAAAGAATTGGTGGGGCTTTAACACAGATACCACTAGATCCAGCCCCTGCTCCGGAACCAGCTATATCAGCACCAGTAAATTCGTCTTTAAGTTGAAATGTACTTGAAGAAACAACTACTACTTTAAAAATACCATTAGCTGCGATATTTGTCGTATGGCCATAAATAAGAACACGATCACCTGTCGATAATCCGTGCGCTGTCGCGGTTACAACAATAGGTGTTGCATCTGTAGATGATGTAATTGCTACGGGAGTTACTGCATCATATAATGTGATTTCTTGAAATTGAGGATTCATAATTGATTAAATTTTTCAATTAATAATAATAGTTAGGATTGACGATCCTATCTTGCCTCTTCCGGTCGAGAGAAGAGGCAAGGAGAATAACCAACTAGAAAGTACTTGCAGTGCCGGCTGTAACACCAGCAGCAGCAGAGTAAACATTTCCTGCAACAAATCCAGCAGCAGCAACAATCGGAGCAGTTCCAGAAGGAACATTCATACGGTTGTTAGTGATGAATGGAGTTGAAGCAGCAGCCATCGTAATAGCTTTAGTACCAGTAGCAACAACAAATCTATTATTATCAATCAACCCACCAAGAATAGTAGTTGCGTTAAGAATAGATTGAGTCATTTTACCAGTAAAGTAACTATTTTGAATTACATAGTCAATACCAACTTCATGTTGGATTTGAGCAGTTGTAGTTGTTCCAGAGTTTGTAGCTGGACCAACGAAACGACTATTAACAACTTTCAAACGTGTTGCAGTAGCAGCTGTAAGAATACCAAGAATAGCACCTACAGTTCCACTATTTGTACGAAATTCACAAGAATCAAAAGTTACATCAGCACCAGTTACATTACTCATTGCTGTCTGAGCGTCAATACCACATACAAGAACTAAGTTCTTTATTGTGACATTTGCAGTAGTTATATCAAATGATGCAGCAACAGATGTTGTAAATGTAAATGTTGGACGAAGTGCACCAGCACCAAGACCTACTATAGAAACACCTGAAGTAGCAACTGCTACACCTGCTGCAGCTGTAATAGTCTCTGTATGACCTGGAGCTACAATAATGTAGTCACCACGTGCAGCTAGACATGAAGCAAGAGCCAGAGTAAGAGTTGTATATATTACTGGTGTTCCATCTGGGTAATTATTACCATAGAGAGCCTTGATTTCATTTTCATTAACAATACCAGACTTTGCAACAATGAATACTCGTCCTGTAGTCGGATTTGTAAGCATTGCATTATCAATAACTGCAGATGCCATTCTTTGCCCAAGACCTGAGTTTAAATTTGGATACATAAGTTTTTAAGTTCGAGGTTTATAGTTCCACCGCCTACCTAAGAGTATGGCTACTCCATAAACTATTCCTCATTAATTTTTAATATTAACTAACTGGGAGAGAACAGATCAAACCACGTCCTGACACAACTCCGATGTTGTAAGCCTGGCGTACATTGAAGTACCAAACGTCCTTGTGGACATCCTGACCATTGCCTACAGTTGAAGGAGTCATTGACATACCATCCCATTCAATGAACCATGCCTGCCATCCAGAAAGATTACCTCCGATAGCACCCAAGAACCACCAGTTCTTTTTTGTAGAATCGATAGCACCAGTTGCAGTTGTTGCAAGCTGTGGAAGAGAAACAAGACGATACTTATTTTGGTTTACATTAACAACACCAGAGTTAATCTGTGTATTGTCAGATGTAGACTTCAAGAACTGATTGATTGCATTTAATACAGTTGGATTGTTTCCAGTAATAATTGTATTAAAGTCCATTACTCTTTTTTCACCGAAGTTAGAAAGAATATCAGTTGTAGTCAAAAGTTCAGCTGCTTCTAATGCACCCTTAGAGAATAAAGGATCTCCAGATACTCGGTTAGAGTAAGTAAGACTTGAGAACTTCAATGTGTGAACAGTTGAAGCGAGTGCAAGACCATCTCCTACAGTCAAGTCTCGTGTGTTTCCATCCATATCTACCATTGAAGTAGAAGAACAGAAAGTAAGAGTATGAGTAAGATCAAGTTCTACACGCTGTGGACAAAAGTCAGGAAGTGACATAATTGTCGCAAGAACCTGCTTATACTTATTATAACGTCTCATTTCCCATGTGATTTCAGATTCAATACCAATACGCTTTGCGCGGATTGTGATTGCATATCCGATACCAAGTGCCATTTTCTTTGCATCAACACCTTGCGCCTTAGCACGAGCGTAAGTTGTTGTATCAAACTCTTCAAGAAGTTTGATTTCACCTTCACCTTCACCCATAGTATCAGTCATAAACAATGACTTAGCCACTGGAATGATTTTTGTACCAACAGAAACGAAGTAACGATTTGCGTAATCACTTAATTCAGGGAATGTAAGTGTATTCAAGTTTACTCCTTGGTTCTGTGGATTTGTAATTGTTTCAAAAGCCATAAAATTAAATTTAAATTAATTGATAATAAAGTAGATAATAAGTAATTATGTACTTGAAGGACGAACGATAGAAGGAGACATAATCTTGAACAAACCTTTTCCAGTGTATGTACTTGCGGCAGAAACTACTGTAGTTGCTGCGATAAATCCAACACATAGAAATACAAGACCTTGTGCTGTAAAGCCAGCACCTGCTGTTGATGAACGAGTATTACAGTCAATACCACTAGCTGTACCACCCATTTTGAAGAACTGACCAACATCAGTCGCTGCAAAAGGAGTAGCTGAACCACCGTTAGAAACATCAACTTCCCAAACTGAACTCAAATCACCTTGATCTACGAGTTCCATTGTGTTAGAAGCATAATCACTATCAGTTGAAGTAACTGTTTGCATTATGATTCCAAAAACAGAAGGATCTGTAGCAACCAAAGGTTTTACGAAACCTGTAGCAGCATCAAATGTTACAGCACTACCCATTGGGAAGGCTGTTGAAGCCTTCTTTGGTACTGTTATAAGATTTGGCGTACCTGAAATTCTTTTAAAAGCCATAAAATTATATTAATTAACGAACCTAATAATAAAAACAAAAAAAAGACATACACCTAAAAGGTATTGCCTTGACCAACTTTTCACGCGGCTGGTTATCCCGCGAAACTACTTAAGGTGTCCATACCATCTCTCGATGATTCACGCGAAGAGGACTGCTACTTGCGAACAAACTATTAACTTACACATACATAATATCACTACGGTATTTTTATGCAAGAAGTGGATAAGTCCGGAAACAAAAAACACCCCATTAGAGAGGTGCTTTCTGTAACAAGCTCTACAAACACTCTAGCTTAACAAAAACTCATCCAACTTCTTTAGAGTCATGTCGCTATCAAACTCTATACCAAAAACCTTACGTTGCGCTCTCTTAGTTGCCTCCTCAATAGAATTTGTTAAAACATTATTAAATGAAGTAAATGACTCAAATATCATGTCCTTGATATAATCAAGCTCAAGTTTACTTATATTCTCTTCTTTAAAGAGTTCATTCAACTTCTCTTTTAACGGTTCATATTGTTTAACAATATCTTCAGGAGTAGTAACTGTAACATCTATATTAGCTTCAGAAAGAAGGCTAACAATCTTGTTCGCGATATTGCCATATCTCTCTTGATCTGGTTGTATAACTTCACATGTTTGCATCATTGCGTTTAATCCAGAAAGATTTCTTAAAAGTAACTGAGGAATATACGATACTTCAGATGTAATGTTAAGATCAGAATCAAGCATTAAAGCAAGAGTCTTGAGCGCTATCTCCTTTTGATTATCTTTTGAATTTACCAACTCACCACCAGCTATCTTTAAAATAGTTGCTGAAAGTGGAATACAAATTTCATCGCGTTTTTTTTCTAAGTCTTCCATAATTATTCCTTTATAGTTACTTGTAATGCATACTGCTCGTCAGTCAAATCATAAGTCGATCCATCAGAAAGACGAATAACATGATATTCCTTTTCATTAACAGTTCGTGTACTTTCTGATAGAACTTCTTTACCTTCAAACATTTTTACCGGAAGAGTATCAGTAAGTTCAGTTGGCTCTGGAGTTGGCTCTGGAGTTGGCTCTGGAGTTGGCTCTGGAGTTGGCTCTGGAGTTGGCTCTGGAGTTGGCTCTGGAGTTGGCTCTGGAGTTGGCTCTGGAGTTTCCGATACATCATCAACTGGTAATACTGTTTCATCAACTACTACTTCATCTTTTAATTCTTCCATAAATTTATTCTTTAATTACATTAATAATAACCCCATCAAGTAATTCTTTCTCTTCGTCAGTGAAATCAAAACCTTCTATATTATTGCATATAAATGGTTCTACTTCAAACTCCTTTTCTTCCCACTCTTCGCTAACTTCCTTCGTAAGCTTCATAACCATCTTAAGACCTTGCTTAGAATATTTGAAACTCTGTCCATTTTCTGCGTAAAGTATTTCTTTAGTCTTTGGATCTTCTAGTGCATTGTCTACACGAATATTTTGTAGCGTATCATTGTAATCATTAAATATCTTATCAATACATTTCTCCTGGAATCTTTTAAAGGCATATCCTAACTTTGTCTTTGCAAAATTAGAATCTTTCTTATTTAAAAGAGTTCCATATAACTGATTTATTTCTTTAAGTTGTTTGAATGTTTTTTTAATCATATATATTACTACGCATTACAAAATAAACTATCGATCCAAACTTCTCCTTGTACCCCTGGTATCTCAACCTTGTAAGCAATTTCAGAATAAGCGTAGTATCCATCGACCTTATCACCTGTCTGAACAAGTCCATGCGCAGGATCAAATACTGATACATCAATCTCTTCACCAGTAGGGACTTTCTTTTCTTCCTTTTTAGTATCAAGAATTTTACAGTGAACATGTTTACCATTGTTCATTAGATCAAGAAGTTTTACTTTCTCAGCCTTTATTTTACCATCCTTAGTTTTCTCCTGACCCAAGAAAATAACATCAAGATAATCCACAATCTGAGGAGTAATACCACTTCGATCTACCTCCTGATATGCACCCTTGCTTGTCCATCCAACAACATATCCAAGATCGTTTTCATCACCAGCAATAGGATACTTTCGTATCTTAATAGTTCGAAACTTAGGCTCAAAACTCTTTTTCTCCTTAAGTTTTAAATCACCATTTGTTGATGCACTTCTTGCCACAAGTTCTTCAAGACCAGCATTTTTAGCTTCCATATCTACTATCTTTCTTTCCTGTTCAGCCAACTGTTCTTGAATTTTTACTAACATACTTTCTTCTACTTCTATTTTTTTTGGTTCTTTGTCTGCCATATATTTATATAGTTATTAATTATAATTTAAGACCCAATGCTTCTGCTAATTTTTTACCTGATTCTGTTCTAGGAATAGTATCATTAGTTTTCTTTTCTGTTTCTGGTGGTTGCCACGAACCTCCTTTAAATCCAACACTAGCCAGAAGATCAGGTTCTGTAGTGGATATAGCACCGAGAATCATTTTTGCTTTACCTTCAATAGCCTCTGGTGTCTCTGCATTAATACCAATAACAGCCCACATATCCTTCATCTTTTCAAAAAGTTTATCATCACTTCCTGCCTTTGCGCGAAGAACTGAATCAATTTGCGCCTCTCTTATTGTTTTGTCAGATGTTTCACGTGCAATGCGTGCCTCCTCAAGGGCTAACCCATTCTCATAGATAGTCCTTTGCGCTATGTCTAACTTTGCTACAACATCATCATTCAACTTTCTGAAGTTCTTGAACTCACCAGTCCTTTCACCGAGAGCAGTCTTCGCTTGTGTAAGCTCCTGTTCAAGTGTTGTCTTCACTGTTGCAAATTCTGTTTCCTTTGTTTTAACAGCTTCTGTAACCTTTGTTGCAATCAGTGCATCTACATCTTCTTGAAAAATACCCTGAACTTCGTTTCCGTTTTCATCAAAAAATTTTGCCATTTATGTTTATTGTTTAATTTATAATTCTACTGCTTTACTACTGTCAAACTTCTGCACTTTATTCTTCTCCAATAAATCTTCATAGAGAAGCGAAAGTCGACCTAATTCGCGTCTCCATAATTCAGTAAAGGCAATTTGTGCTCTCCCGTAAAGTATATTTTCTGTAGTAGGAGGTCTATGTCGTACCATTTCGTTCGCAAAATGATCAGCCGTCCAAGCAATAAGGTATTCAAAATTAGGATCTTTAATCTGCTGATATCCCCACATCATCATTGAAAGCTTACCACGTTCAGTTAATTTATCTTCTGGTCTTTCATACTGTGTTGAAAATGTGCCACTAAAATCTTTAAGTAAATAGTCTAATATATTCATTTTAGAAAGTGTTATTGCCACACGTTGATTTACAGTGTTTTCTATTTCTTTTTCATCCTTCTTTATCTGAGGATAAAGAAAATATGCAATTTTTTTTCTAAATATTTGTAACATATTTCTATTATACCATAAACTTTTATCGCAATATAGTGCCTAGCTGTGGACGAGCACCTTTAGCGATATTAGCAACTGTAGGTTTTGCTCCAGGCATAGCTCCATGCGCTGTATTCATATTTATAGCTGGTGGATTTCCACCACTTCCATCTGGAGATGGTGTTGTAGATTGCATTTGCTGTTGTTTAGCATCAAGTTCTTGTTGTGAAATAAACCATGTATCAAAATCATTACCAGTAACTTTAGCAAACTTATATTTAAGTTTCTTTACATTAAGTGAATCAATTCCGAAAATAGCCATAGCATCACCTATCTGTTTAGCAAACATCATATATGACATAGGATCATTATCACTTATTACAGGTATACAATAGTAGTACCAATTAAGTTTCATAGAAGCATATTGTTCAGGGTGTAGTAACACAATAGACTGGTCCCCTTGACCATTCTTTTTAGCATCCATTTCTTGTTGATGCACATTTTGAGAATCTTCGAGTGTGGCTTTTCCGTTAGGTCTTTTGGGAATATTCTTAGTGAAGATAATTTTCTTGGTACTTGTATTTCCAGCTTCTCCTTGTGTTGGTACATTTACAGTGCGATATTTATTATAAATAGATTTTTTAAATACATCAATCTGGACATCAATAGGTTTAGTCCAATTCTTTGCAATATTATAAGTACGTAGCCAATATAATTGTGTATTACCAGAAATAATACCGTCAAATAAAGCGGCTACATCAAGTGATGAAGATTTCATATTATTCAAATCTTGAGTAGCAGTCATTTCACTTCCTTGATTATCAATACCCTGGAAAGCATCTTGTACACTATTTTTAGACATCTCTTTCTTTATCATCTGATAGTAAGAGAAATCAGCAGGTGTCGCTCCAGTATAGTTTGGAAGTACCGGGAACAAATCTCCATCGCGAATATCATTGATAACCTGCGCTGGATCAGTCACCTCTTGTCCAAATTGCTTACCACTTTTATTACCCATAGTAGGCTTTGCTTTCTGCTTCATCATACCAAGCATAAGTTTGAAGAACATGTTTTCAATATCTCCAAGCACACGCATCTTCGCAGGCTGTGATTTTGAATAAGCAAAATCATGCATAGGTTCCAAATCAAATTTAGCAAATGGTATGGCACCAGAAGGTGATATCGCCGTAAGTGGAAATCCTGAGATAAGAGTCTTCGGACCACCACCTTCTTCAGTCCACTTTGGATTCGGTGTTTCCATTATTGGTAGCATATCAATACCATTGATAGTGATTGCAAATTCATTAGCAATAGGATCATAGTAACGAATTATCTCACAGTAGTTTGTAGATATTGGTCTAAGTGTCCATCCATGCGAGAAAGAACTATTAGTAACTTCAGATGTATAAACAACAGTAGTAGGCACATATTTCCATCTATCCCAATCACCATAGATACCTTTTACAACATCATAACTTTCGTATTCAACAGTAAAGAAATATGGTTGACCTTGTGGCCCATTCATAAAGAACTTTCGAATATCTCCAAAATAACATTTTCGAAGGTCCCAAAGTTTAGCTTGACATCCATCGTAGGTTTTAACTTTCTTTTCTGTCCAAGTAGTTTTAATAGAACCAACAGTTGCATTTTTAGTTCCAAAATCTTTTTCAATATCCCAATGTTCTACCCACGCATCTTCAACAAGCGCAACACCGAAAGCAACCATAGACCTATAAATAAGTTTAGATTTATCTTTCCATTGTTCAAGCATCAAAGACTTCCTTACCATATCCTCACCAGTTTCAGCAATCTCTTCCATCATTTCATCATCCTCACCATAGCATTGCGCTATTGGTTCGAAGTCGTACTTGTTTGCGTATTGGACTAAGGTAGAATCTTTATCACGAATCGTTCCCACATTTATAGAAGTGTCTTGCGCGTTAATACGAGGCTTAGTATATTGGTCATCAGCTTTTTTTTGTATGTCATACCACTGCAAAAATCCCATATCATCAAATTCAGGATGTGACATGTCACGTTGGTCACGCGCAGCTATCATGCGTAATCTCCGGAAGGAAATATATTTCTTTACTTCTTCAGAATACTCAATAGTAGGTACATTTGTTATCTGATTATTAGGATGGAGTGTATTCGTTGAAATTATTGGTGCGAGCGAGTTTGTGGTTTCCATATTTTGAATTATATTCTATTTGTATTTATAATAAAGGGTGTGGATAACTTTTTCTTTGCTTTTGCGCCATAAGTATCAGTTTGTATATGACAATTATGGCAAAGAGTACTCCCATTATCTATAATCCAAAACATTTCATACTTTAATGCTTTTTCGTATAGATTTTCTAATCCTTGTTCTACTATAAGTTTATTAAGAATAGCCGAAAATGGAATAGGATAATGATCTGCCTCAAGATTTCCACCCCTGTTGTCTCCACATAAAACACAGGTAAAATTATCATGTTTAAACACAGAATTTCTCCATATAGAATATTCTATACATTTACGTATTTTTTCATATACAGGTGTTATTCCACCATTCCAAGAATGATTCTTTTCACCTCTCATTTTTTCCCTCATAGATTCTGGTTTCCTTTTACCCAATCCAGCCAAACTAACTTTTCTACGAGTTTCTTCTGTATGTTTAAAACCTTTTGCATTTTGATTTCCTTTTCTTGCTTCGCTCAACTTTCTTTTAGTTTCTTCTGATGCTTTAGTTCCAATTTTTGCCTCACTGATTCTTTTACAAGTTTCTGGAGAATATTTTTTTCCTGTATGCCATTTAGACATTTTTCTCTTTGTTTCTTCTGAATGTTTTCTACCTTTTTGTGATTCACTCATTTTTAATAAAGTTTCTTTAGAAAAAGTTTGTTTAGCACGTGCCTCACGAAGTTTTTGTTTAACTTCTTCAGTTCTTGGTATTCCTTTATTCCATGCTTTATGTCCTTTAAGTGCCATATACGGTATTATAGCATTAATCCCCTATAGGAGAAAACTTATCAAACTTTTGTTCCTGTATATTGTTTCTATAAATATTTTTAATCGCTCCATCAGGTCTTAGAAAACACATTGAAAGAGAATCTGCCATGTCAGGCGAAGGAAAACCTTGCTTTTTCATACTAACTTTATCTTGTATTTGGATACGTCCATTAGCTGTACGTCTGAAACGTATTGAAAGAAGCTGGTCTTTAAGTCTAGGTGTTTCCATTATTTCTCCACCAGCTCTACACCATTTCATCATTTTATAAAATCCTTCTGCTCTACGATTTAAATATAAAATTCTTTCCTCTTCATCTTCACAAGCATCACCAACATTTACAGGATAAACTCTCCATGGTCGTTTCATCTTACTTGTTGCTAGTGCTATTTCCATTCCAACATCAGCACCTTTTCCAAAATTATCAACAAGAAAATCTTCTGGCGCTACATCATATTTATCACAAATAGTAATAGATTTTAAAGCCATTCCAGCAGGATTACTAATATCTTCTTGTGCTACTATCATCATTCTATGTTTATCTTTCAAAGCCCAAGCACTTTTATCTTGACCTTCACCTGACGCGTCTAGTGCTGCGATAGTACGTCCTACGGGTTTCCAATTTATATCCATAGGCACGAAGTGTAAATCTTTTTCATTAAAAAGTTGGACATATCCAGCTGCATCCACGATTCCCTCATCGGGGAATAAACCCTGAACACGTATTGCATACTGCACACTATCTGTCCCATACTTCTCCACAATAGAATCCACATACTTCTGGTCAACACGTGGGGAGTCCAGGGAAGAGAAAGAGTACGTCTGCCAACGGTCCTTATCTTTGTGATGTGTATCGTAGAAATACCCGATAGAGCGAGTACCGTTTGAGATAAGGAATACGAGAATATTCCCGCTGGTTAAGGACCCTTCCATCGTTTCATAGATTGTCTCCTCAATTCCTGACCCTTCATCAGCAATAAGCATCACGTGATCCGCGTGGATTCCAGCAAGCGCTTCAGTATTTTCCTTTGAGGCAGTTTTTGCGCGTGCGAACCACTCGTTAGGATCCTCCTTCATTCGAATGTGAGTACTCTCCCAGATATACATCTCCTCCATCTGTTTAGGCATCTTCTGTATCCACTTCTTTATTTCAGACCACAACACGTCATAAAGCCCTGCCTGGGACGGTGCGGTACAGCCGATACGACAGTTAGGATGGACGAAGAGAAACCAAAGTGTGAGGAGTGATACGAGGGCTGACTTACCTATTCCGTGGCCGGAAACAATAGATACACGTTGTGATGCTTCTCCTTTAAGTGCTTTATCAATTCCGTAACAAACGAGCGACTGTTGCCAGGTAAGGTGATGACCTTGCTGATATGGTTCGAACCACTCTGGTGTTACATGTGAAACAAATGTATCCCAGTCCTTGAAGGTGAGGTGGAGTCCAAGTTGGAATCTTGTTTTATAGGATTCCTTTATAGGTTGAGGAGTCAAACCCCATGTTTGTAATATGAAATACAAGCAGGACTTTTCCATTAGGTTGTACTCCTCTTCATTTATAAATGATGGGTTCATTATCCTTGTGTTTGTTCGGTAATAATTGCATCCTTAATATTCTCTTCTGTGTCACTCGATAATACTTCTGTTNCCTTTACCTGAAGAAGTCTACGCTTTTCCGCTAATTCCTTAAGAGAGAATTGCACGTTAGTNTTAAAGTCAACAGTCTCCTTAGACTTACCATATAGACGATCAAAGAATTCCTTGATAGCATTCGTGTCACCTGCGTTTATTTTTCGAAATAAAGCATTTATTACTTTATCTTGTTGTGCTATTAGACGAGCCAGCATTGCTTCCTTCGCAAATTTATGTTCAGGACCACCAGACTTAATAGTCTTTACTGCTTCCTTATACTCTGTAATTCTTTTTGCTTGTTCCTTTACTTTTTGTACTTGCTCACGTGTAGGAATTTTTATTTTAGATTTTGTTTGCATTGGTTTAATTATCGCATAGATATATTTTTAAGCAATTTTTTTTAAAATTTTTTATTTTTTTAATGTACTCGGAAATTGCGAGGACATTGTTTAACACGGTTTACATTGGCTTGCATTTTTTATCGTATGTTTAAAAAATTTTAAAATTTATATTTATCGGTTGGGTGTACCTTGGAGCGAGAGGTGCCTCCACTGGCGGGGACTGTCTGCCCTGCGCTCGATCCGGCTGGCCTTGTGCCCCGCTCAATGCAAGCCTCATGCAAGCCTACCCACTACACACCCTCCGGCTACATGCTAACAGTGCTATATTATACCCTTATATTATATAGGTATTATATAAGTATGTCGTAAAATGTGTATTTTGCGACATACTCACGTGCTCGTATAATGCGATTTAAGCCCTGTCAAAAACTAAATAGGTAGTATAGTAGCACTCTTCTTGGCCTTGCGTGCTGTGGCAAGCATTAAGCCCCAAGCGTGCTTATACTCTGGCGTTGCCTTACTCCAACGATCGTTTGCACGTGCTTGCATTACCTTGCGAGCCTTGTTTTTCGGCATATTTTTCATGTATAGCCCCTTTCCTTTCGGTGTTTTTACTGTTTGCATAGGCTTACATTACACTATATGCGATTATAAACAAGGATTGTCATGGTTATTTCAGAAACAATATAACATGACTCTATATATTGTCAAATTATTATAACACATATCTTAAAAAAAGTATATAGCGACTCCAAACAAGCCTTATTCTGTAACAAAAAAAGTCAAAAAAGCTCGCTACTGGCAAACATGGGTTTACATTAACTCATGCAAGTCACC